CAATCGGTTAGACAATTAAATGTTGAGGGTGCAAATGAGAGGTTGCGTATCGCTGATAAAGAAAGGGCAGATGCAAAAGAAGCACAATCTAAAGCTACACAGGAAGCCAAGGTTAGAAGCGAAAAGGAACGTCACGAAGAGTTAAAGAGGATAGAGCGACAGAATGAAGCAAAGATGGGATTAATGAAAAATCTCAACGATGCACAGGCGAAAGAAGAAGAGGAACAAAGAAAGAAAAGAGAAGAGCAATTTGCTATTAATTCTAAAAAGGAATTAGAAAGAACAGTCAGCTCGGCTCAACAAGTTCAAGATGCCCTAAGCCAAATCAACGCAGCAAATTCTCAAAAAGCAAGGGATCAATATGTAGCGCAATTGAACGCAGAGGGAGAACTTGCAAACGAAAGTTACGCGCAACAATTAGAGCGTTATAGATTAACAAGAGAATTGCAAAGGCAAGCATTAGTAGAAAGAAAAGCATCCGCTACTGAGTTTGCTACTTTTGATGCCGAAACAAAGAAAGGGGAGATAGATAGAGAAAGGATTGCTTCAAGTACTAAACTTGGTATTGTATCAGGAGCATTGAGTACAATTGCCGATGCAGTAGGGCAAAATACAATCGCAGGTAAGGCATTATCAATCGCGCAAGCAACAATAGATACTTATGCAGGAGCAAATAAAGCCTTAAAAACTTACCCAGCCCCTTGGGGTGCTATCGCAGCCAGTACTGTTATTGCAGCAGGTTTGTTGAACGTAAGAAAAATCATTTCTACAAAACTACCTAAACCACCCGGAAGCAATGTTTCTGACTCGACCTCTGCTTCAATATCCGGTGCAGCACCGATTGCCCCTGCCCCTACACCACAGGTACAATCAACTTTATTAAATGCTCAAGCTATACAAACTTTAGGAAACGCGACAAGCAGAGCGTATGTCGTTGAAAGTGATGTAAGTAGTTCTCAGGAAAGGATAAGGAGAATTAACAGAGCAGCAAGATTAGGATAAAACTCTATTTAGTGTTATGGAAAAACAATTACCGATATACCGCTTAGATATTAGCGAAGATTTAGATAGCAATGTTGAGGTTGATTTTGTTGCCTTGGTTGATAGACCCGCGATTGAAAAGTCATTCTTAGCGTTTCAAGATAGTTACTCTGATTATCCGGATGCCGTAAAGAACAATGCCCAAAACGCTCTGGATTGGGCTGAAGAGAACGGATGGGGTTCGTGTGGTACACCTGTCGGGAAGCAAAGAGCAAATCAATTAGCTAAAGGCGAGCCTATTAGCGTTGAAACGATCAAGAGAATGTACTCTTTTCTTTCAAGGCATAAAGACGCTGCTCAGACCTCAAAGGGTTATGGGGATGGCTGCGGTCAATTGATGTACGATGCTTGGGGTGGCGCAAGTGCTTTGAGTTGGGCGGAGAGTAAGTTAAACCAAATCGAAAGGAAATCATTTTCTATCCAAGATGAAGAGGAGAGGATAATCACAGGTGCGTTGATGTTGGCTGACACACCTATTTATAGAAACGATGGAAACGGAGAGTACTATGTTGTATTTACTAAAGACACTATTAAAAAAATTGCTCAAAAGTATTTTAAGAAAGGTTACCAAAATAATGTAAATTTGATGCACGATAGCGGTCAAGTGATGGATGGGGTAACTATGTTTGAAAGTTGGATAGTGGATGAGAAAAGGGGTATCAAGCCGATGAAAGGGTTTGAAGATGTGAACGAGGGATCGTGGTTCGGTTCGTTTAAGGTTGAAAATGAAGATGTCTGGAATATGATTAAAGAGGGAAAGGTCAAAGGTTTTTCGGTTGAGGGTATCTTTAATTATTCAAAACCAATGACTAAGGAAGAGAAGATGATGGATGATATTATCAAAATCTTGCAAGAGGTAAAATAGGTTTTTCATAGTTTGGTTAAAATCGGGGGGTGTTTCTACACTTCCCTTTTTGTTTCTATATGGTAATCAAATAAGTATTTAACTATTTATCAATAAATTTTATGACTGCACAAGAAGCACTATTGAAAATCAAGGCGATGTTTGCCCAGGCTCAGCCCGAGGTAGTCGCTGCCACTTTCTCCGAGTATGTACTCGAGGGAGGTGCTAAAGTAATGATTGACAAACTTGAACTTGGCGGTAAAGTTTCTATTGTTGATGAAAGTGGAAACGAAGTTCCTGCTCCTGCCGGAGAGCATAAACTCGCAGACGGAACTGTAATTACTCTTGATGAGAATGCCACTATCGTTGAAATCGAAACTTCCGAAGTTCCTGTTGAAGAGCCGGTAAGCGAAGTTGAACTTCTTAAGAAGAAAGTTTCTGAAATGGAAGCCCAACTTGCTGAGTATGGTAAGAAAAAAGATGAAAACAAAGTAATGATGGATGAGCAAGCTGCTAAATTTTCGCAGGCTATCCAAGAACTGACTGATGTTGTAATCGAACTTACTAAGACTCCATCTGTTCCTGCTACTCAACCTAAAGAGGTTTTCGAAAAGCACTTCGAGAGCAAGAATGACAAAATCTCACGTTTTCTCAATTTGTACACTAAGAAATAAATTTTTTCAAACAATTAAAATTCAATAACAATGGCTTTTGATGTATCAGCATTAGCAAATTATACCAAAGAGAATGAAGCTCTATTGGTAACTTCTTCCGTTCTTGGAAGCAAAACCGCTGCTTTGATTAAAGATCAAGGTAACGTAATGGTCGGTGTAAAATCAGCCGAGACCATCAACATTATGGATACTGACGCTATCTTCCAAAGTGGTTCTTCTTGCGGTTTCAATGCAAGTGGTACAACTACTTTCACTCAGCGTACTGTAACCGTAGGTAAAATTAAAGTAAACGAGTCTCTGTGTCCTAAAGACCTCGAGGCTAAGTATCTCCAAAAGGCTTTGCCTGAGGGAAGCCGTTACGACTCAATCGCTTTCGCTGCTGACTATACAGGCAAGAAAGCTGAGCGTATTGCTTCTCAGTTGGAAACTGCTATCTGGCAAGGTGCTACAGGTTCAGCTAACGTAAACCTTAATAAGTTCCAAGGTCTTGTTACTTTGATCGGTACTTCTGCCGTAGAAGCTAACAATGCTACTTATTATGGTGGTACTGCAACTGCTATCACTACTGCTAACGTAGTTGCTATCTTCGATGCTCTTTACAAGGCTATTCCTGCTCAGGTTGTTTCTAAAGACGATATGACTATTTGGTGCGGTCAGGATGTGTTCCGTACTTACACTATCGCTCTGAAGAATGCCAATATGTTTAACTATGCCTTTGATGGTAAAGCCGATAGCGAGTTCTACTTGCCCGGTACTCCTATCAAGGTTGTAGCTACTCCCGGTCTGAATGGTGTAAACAAGATTTATGCTATCCGTTTGAGCAATATGTTCCTTGGAACTGACCTGCTGAACGAAGAAGAGCGTTTCGAGTTATTCTATGCTAAAGAAGCCGACCAAGTTCGTTTCGTATCTGAGTTCAAGATGGGTGTGAATGTTGCCTTCTTGGATGAGATCGCTTCTTTCATTATCTAATAAAAAAGGTGGGTAATCTTTCGGGGTTACCCACTCTTTAATAACTCTAAAAAAAATTTAATAAAATGGCTTGCGCTTTAACACAGGGGTACACACTCGATTGTCGTGAAAGTTTAGGCGGTATCAAAGCAGTATGGCTGATTGCTCACGCAAACGTGGCTTCAGTTACCGAGGCTTCTGGTATTGTTTCTGCTATCACTAAGTCGGCTGGTAAGGTATTCTACAAATATGAGTTAGTAAAGAACACAGGTGCTTTGACTGAAACAATTACCGCTTCTGTTGAAAACGGAACTGTGTTTTATGCTCAGGAACTTTCAATCGTTCTTAACAAACTTCAAGCTAATACAAGAAATGAAATCTTGTTGTTGGCTAAAAATACTCTGATGGCTGTTGTACAGGATGCTAACGATAAATATTGGTTAGTAGGTCGTTACACAGGATTGGATGTAACAGGTGGAACTTCTGCCACCGGAACTGCTCAGGGAGATAGAAGTGGTTACACTTTGACTTTCTCAGGTGGAGAGAAAGAACTTGCACCCGAAGTAAATAGCGGGATCATTGCAGGTCTTACTTCCTAATTGCTTTCGTAGTTCGTTATAGGTAGATTAGAGCCATCCCTTTTTGGGGTGGCTTTTTTCTTTTGGTAAAATTCAGATAATTTTCTATTTAGAGGTATGATATATTTAACGAAAGGTCAGACAAACTCTATTATATTGACGTTAAAGGAGAAGCAGACCTTAACAAACCCTAATTACCTGTTTGTGTTTACCCATCGGGGAAGCAATATTGTTAGGAGTTTCGTTCTTTTACAGGCAGCGAATATCTCGGCATTTAAGGAGAGATACGATGAATTTTCTATTGTAACAAACACTTATTTTGCTACTTACGATAGTGGGGAATGGGAATATGAGATTTACGAGCAGACCTCTACCACGAACACAAACCCTGCTAATGCGACAACCAAGTTAGAAACAGGGATAATGAGATTGAATGATGCCACGTCTTTTGCTTATACGAAATATGAACCTAATAATACATTTATAGTACGATGATGGATAACATAATTATATTAAACTTTGCAGAAGCAAAGCAGCCAGAGTATAGAGAAAAGAAAGGTCAGGGGTATATTGAGTTCGGAGAGAGAAACGACTATCCTAATTATCTTTTAGCTTTATACAATAAGAGTGCGAAGCATAACGCGATTGTAAGAGGTAAGGTAAACTACATTACCGGAAACGGATGGGCAACAAAAGAGGAAGATGCTAATGCTGAAGCGTTTATCAACAGACCTAACGAGTATGAAAATCTTACTGATTTAACTCGTAAGGTGTCGATAGATATTGAAGTTTTTGGTGGTGCTTATTTGGAGATTATTTGGTCACAATTAGGTGGTAAGATTGCGAGCATCTGTCATATTGATTACACTAAATTGAGATCGAATAAAGACAATACTCAGTTTTGGTACAAGAGCAATTGGCAAGATAGAAAAGAAGAGGTAGAGGTTATCCCTGCCTATAATACTGCTAATAAGGTTGGCAAGCAAATTCTTTATATTAAGGAATACAGACCCGGCTTAGATACCTATGCGTTACCCTCTTATATGGGTGCTTTGAATTATATTGAGAGTGATGTAGAGGTTTCAAGGCACGTTTTGGGTAATGCTCAGACAGGTTTTTCGGCTTCTAAGTTGATTACCTTACCGAATGGCGAACCCTCTCCTGATGAGAAAAGAAACATTGAAAGAAGATTTACAGATAGGTTTTCCGGTTCAGATGGTAAGAAGTTTATCCTTTCTTTTGTTGGAGATATTGCTAAGAAACCCGATGTTCAAGATTTAGGTGCTTCTGATTTGACTAAAGAGGACTTTAATCAAGTGGATGCAATGATACAACAGAATATCTTTGCAGGGCATCAAATTACTACCCCCTCTCTGTTTGGTATTTTGGTTGAGGGTTCACTTGGCACTCGTTCTGAAATTCGCGATGGATACGAGGTATTTAAGAACACTTATGTTAATGACAAGCAACAATTCTTAGAGAGTATATTTAATAAATTGGCTAAGATTAACGGAGTTGGTTCTGATTTGTATATTAAGCCAGTAGAACCTATTAGCTTTGAATTTAGCGAAGCTATCATTGCTGCCAATGCTCCTAAAGAATGGATATTAGAGAAGATTGGTATCGATCCTAACCAGTATCAAAATGTCGCTACCCCAGAGCCTACTCAGGCAATGGTTAATGAGCATCTAAAAGGGATGAAAGGTAGAGAGTGGCAGAATTTCCAACGTATTATCAGAGAGTTCAATAAGGGTAAGATAACTCGTTCTCAGGCGGTTTCTATGTTGAAGCAGGGTTACGGCTTGGATGATGATGCGGTTAATACTTGGCTTGGCGATGATACTTATGAGGAAAGATTTGATGATATTGAAAGCACAATCAATTTGTTTGCTCAGTTTGGGGAGAATGTAGATAGCTACAAGGTGGTGGCTCGTAAAAAGATGTTCTCAGGCGATTTAGAAGCGCAAGAATTGGCTTTTAGAGATGAGGTGGTAGATGATACCTTAGATAAGAAAATACTCGATACAATCGCCAAAAACAAGCGTATCCCACCTGAGGATATTGCAAAGGCATTGGAGATTGAGGAAAGCGAGGTTTTAGATAGAATTAATAAATTAGTTTCTATTGATGTCTTAGATTACGATCCTGATACAAAAATCAGTAAATTAAAAAGACCTTTGAAAGAGATTATCGATGAGCCAGTAAAGACAACTTTTTTGGTTAGATACGAATATTCTTGGGACTATCTGAGAACGGATGCCAAGGATAGGAATATGAAA